AGTTTAGTGCGTTCAATGGTTAGCGTGTCTATTGTCCGCAAATATGCGGTGATGGTATCTGAAGTGGTTACAATTTGTAACCGACTGGGTTTAGGTCTGCATAATAAAATACCAATGGCAATGCCAATACTAATAGATGCGACCTTGATGAATACGATAGTTCTTAACGTGAAAATCTTTTCCATTACCTCTTGTTATTATGGCAAATCCGTGATTGAATTTTGAATAGGGGTTATAATCTGGACTTAACTCGGAAAGGCAAGCGACACCCCAACACGTTATCACTTTGCCGTTAACATCTCTTTCAGTATGTTCAGCAGTTTGGTGATGGTGACCACACATCGCATTCGCTTTTGTCTTTAAGAAAAGTCCACGTGCAACATTTACTGATGGCATAAATTGCTTACCAAATTCGTGGCCGTGAAAGATACTCAATGCACCTACATTTAACTTGTTCTTTCCTTCAATCCATTTCACGTTATGTTTATCAAGATGGCAAAGAGAGGAAAAATCAAAGGCATCAATATCAACCAACTCTGGAGCTTTGACCCTCATAAATCTCCAATAGCGTTCTTCGTGGTTTCCTTCCTTATAAATGATTTCCGCTTTCGGGAATGTTTGCCTTAATTCAGAAATGAAAGTGCGCATCGCATACAATTCTTCTTTGAATTTGCGCTTCTTTGGATCCTTAACGAAATCAGATAATTGATGGCAGTCAAGTGCATCACCATTTAATATAACCGTATCAACATTCTCATCTATTCCACTTTGGATTGCAACATTCAAAGCCTGAACATCGTGGTATGGAATGTGAATATCGGATAAGATTAAAATCTTTTTTCCTTTGATGTCAATGTGCCTCCTACCTTTGGCATACGACTTCGGTAACTTGAAAGGATTTTTAGGTCTATCTTCACTTTTAACCAATGATTTATCAGTCAAATTTTTTCTATTCCTTGCTCCATTTTTTCCTTCAATTCTACGCAGTACACCACGTGCATCTTCTACTCCCAAGAATGTTTCGAAATGTTCTTTAGATAGTTTCTTCGCCAATGTTAAAGTTGGTGTATCAGGAAAACGCTCACGCAATTCTCTTGCGATTTTTGTCTTTTGACTTTCAGCTGCCATATATTTTTAGAATGGTTGGTATACTGTTCTACCACCACTCTTGACCGCACGTAATATCTGACCTCTATTCCCTTCTTTATTGTAACTTACGTGTACCCAAGATGGTGAATTCTCACTTCCGAACTCCCATATAAGTTGGTCAAATGTACAATTATTTTTTATCCAATCAAATAACTCTTTGTTATTTAAACCACCGTGAATATCTGCATCAATATCCAACGCTTTACCTTGCATATGTTGTGAACTTTTTGAACCGCCTATGCGTGTATTAAGTTCAATACTTCTAAAGCCTGATGAGATACCAATAGGCTTTCCGAAATGCTCACGGACTTTATCAAAAATGTTGGTACATACAAGCTTTAAGTTATGCAATTGTTCAGCGTTTGGAGTGTTTCCAATCTTCAATGCAGTAGCTTGATTGCTATGCGTTACCTCTTTGTATGATACGTACTTACTTACCTTGTCCATCAGTCATTGCATCGGTTATATCTTCACTCTTTCTACCTATAATGGTCTTAATCTTTGACCACAAATCTTTTCCAGTTACGGATTCAATTGATTCAATGATTGATTTGAATTCAATGATGGCTACCACGGTTGCTATCAACTTTGTGATGGGGATAAGTTGATCTATTATGTAGGTTTCAATTAAGAATCCGCTTACGATTGCTATTTGATACAACATCAATTTAGTGATGGTATCACTCATCCTGCGTGACCTAATTCGCTGACCTAATTTGATTGCCTTCCACACCCCTACAATCATATCCATTGCCACCAAAAATCCGATGGTAATCATCAGTTCTTTGATGGGCAAAAAGACCGTTGCAATACCCAATAACCACAACTTCACTTTCATCTTTTCTCCTGCTTTTTGAGATATTGTTTCAATAACTTTTCGTACTCTTTTCGCTTTAATACGATGGAGGGAGAAAGTCTTTTATTGACCACTTGTTGCGCCATTCTTTATATGAATTTGTAATTAAAAAGTTACTCTTTCCGTATGGATTTCTGTCAGGGAAAATGTTGTTGTCTGTATTATTGGTGTATTCAGGAAACAACGTTGAATTATAGCACAAATAATCAACCATTCGTTTGGTGTACCAACGTGCGTTCTGACGTGCAGCTTCCTTCAATGATTCCATTTCGGGTTTAGTAACTGGAGTTGTGTCCTCACTTTGTCTGCTTACCAAGTTACCATTGTCGTGCTTGTACAAAAGTGATGGATAAAGTTCCACCATTGTCCACCACAACACCACCTTTAACACGTATTCATTGAGCAATGTTTCGTAATCTCCAGTCAACGTGCCACCACTCACATCAGCTTTCAATTTCACAGTCAAATTTGTACCCAAAAAGTTGGTCAAATACTTATCTTGTGCAAGATAAATGGCAGGTCTAATGAGATTGGGATCAACTGCATCCGTTAACGGAGTGAACTTCTTTATGTAGTCCTCATTTATGAGTAATATTTCTTGTGGTATTGGCATTTTAATTCGTTTTAATTATCCGTATTTTAGTGAACCTCTTCCTGGTCTATTGATTGGCGCAGTACCTTCGATTCCTTTCTTTGGAACATATGGGTTATTACCTACACGCTTATCGTTTTCAAGACCTTCATTAGGTAAAATCCTTCCTTTGCTATCTCTTTTTCTTACGTAAATTTGACGCTTGAAATAATGATGGCAATAGGCCCCCCCGAGGTAGCGAAAAATGGAATAAGTTGATTTCCCTGCAGGAGCAAAATCACCATTTACACCCCTATCACTCATACTCTCAATATCTTCGTATCTAAACACAGCACCTGCCTTTGACATTGCTACCATCTCAACGCAAAACTCACGTGAGTTAGCAGATAGATTTTGAGAATATGCATAACGTAATTTATACAATCCTGCATCACCCCATTGCGACTTATCACCTCCATTTGCATCAGACATTGATGGCATCTTATTGAACATTTCAGAGGTGAAATTCAATTCATTTTCGGGATCAGTAACTTCTTCTTCGCTTATCAATTCCCATTCCTGGTCATCTATGTATTCAGCTTTGATTTTAAGGTCTGCAATCCATTCCCTTCCTTCCTCATCTGTGAAATCGTTTGAACTTTGGCAAACGTGTGCAGTTTGTTGGTTGTTCACACGCTCAACTATTCTCGCTGCCCAATCTCTTCCTGCATCACCTCCCCATAGTTGCCAAGCTATTCTACCTGCCGTTGGAAATCCTTCCTCTCCATCTTCCCATCCGATTGCTTCCTTATCAACTTCGTGTCTTGAAAAGTAGCTATTCATTCTTTTGACAGTATCAAAAGATAAATTCCTTTTGTTGCTGATATCTCTTGCACGTGCAACCCCTACTTCAGTTCCTCCCCTTCCATATTCCTCACGCCACTTTAAACCTAATTCAGCTTCTGCTGCCATTTCGTTGGTTGGCTCAAAGCTTTCTTCTAAATCAACTTTTTTTTTTTGAACTACTTGTGTAGGATCAATTGCAACATCTGATAGGTTGTCAAAAATGTTATTGACTTGCATATCAGTCATTGTTGGAAATGCAGTTCTACAAACCGCTTTGGCTGATGCAATTGTTAATACTCCTGCAGTCGCTTGAGTAATGATTTCAAGTAGTGAAGATATCTGCGCTCCATTCATTGCTTGACTTGCAACGTCAACACTTGCAGTTGTTGTTCCTGCATCAGTTACTACCTGATCATTCAATAAATCATTTTGTACAATTGTACAATTAGCAACAACTCCAAATGATGCTAATAGTGTTTCAGTTGCATCAGTTATTAATCTTTGGAATGGCTCAATTACTTGACGTGAAAAGATGCGTAATGCAGTTTTCATTTCATCTGTATTCGAACCCAATCCACCTCCATCACGTACACCAAATAGCAAAGGTGATGTTACACGATGGCTGACTAAAATGCTTTCAATTGATTGGTCAACTAACGTGGTAAATTGCTTATCCATATCCGCAACTGGAAACGGAGTGAATTCAACACCTCTATCTCTTTCCTCGTTAAAGAAGGTCAACACTTTACCAGCGTTCTCTGCACCTTGAATAGATGCAGTCAACTGATTCTTTATCATATGTTGTTCCTCTAAAGAAGGTATTCCGTTGTTAAATGATGCAATTAATGAAGGAAAGAATCCGTTAAGAATCAAGTTAACTTGATATTCGCTCAACTGCCTCATCTTTTCAATCTCATTTATCGCACCAACATAGTCAGGCTTTGGATAGTATTCACTTCCAACCATCATATGGTGAACGAAAAGAACTTGTTTAGGTAATGCGTCTTTATGTTCTTCGTTGAACATTGCAATATACCTTGGCTCATTCTTTTTCTTTCTAATATTTGACCAATCTCTTGAATACCAAATACCGGTGATGGAATCATCTTCATCACTACAAGCCAAACGGCAGTTTTCAAATGGCAAATGATTCACTTGTGCAATGGTTGATCTATCCATTGACCAAATAACCTCCCAATAAAATCCTCCGTGAAGCTTCAAATCTAATGCAGTAGCATTGACAATCTTGTCAAGTGACAACCTTTTGATTTCGCTTACTGCTTGTGTTGTTGATGCAGTCATTTCACGTCCTGCAATCATATAAGATATTGAGTTAACTAATGCACCGTGTATTGGTGATTCGTTATATAGTTCAATCGTGTATTGTGGAAATGAGTTCAATTCCCCATAACTAACCCATCCCTTTCTATCTTCAGTTTCAGTAGGCGCAATCTTGACGTATTTCGCCATCTCTATCTGCGTAGCACCTACGCGTTGTTTTATTTCGTCTATGATATTAGCCATTGTATTCTATATCGTTTGGGATGGTTAGTGAAGGTTGGTCAAAGTACTGCGTTAGCGTAGTGAATTCAATATACCCACGCTTAATCTCTCCAACCACATCAGCAGAAGCAGGATCCAAGTTGCTATCTGAATTTTGACCATAAATAATGTAGTTGTAACGGCCTCCATCAACGATGAGAATACTGCCAACCGCATCATCTGCATTTGTACTAATTGACAACGTTGTGATTCTCTCATTGGTGCTTATTAGCGTTGGAATAACCGCAAATATTTCTAATGTTGTTTCGTTCTGAATCACTAACAAGTAATCCGTGAACGAAGATAAAAGCAAAACCCCCTCCTCTAAAGAGAGAAGGAGGGTTTGCGAGGCGGTATTGGTTTGCAAGTAATTCATTTACTTACAAAGATAATTAAACGTACGTAGTTGAGACAGTAATTCCTGCGAAGTTATCGAAAGGAATTGAAGTGAATGACTCCAATCTATAAGCCTTATTTTTTTCTTCAGCAGTCAATGTAATTGTGTAGCCATTCAAATCACCTTTAGCAACGCCAGTAGCGGTTGATGCAGCAGTTACTTCAGCACCATCCATACGACCTACCATCCAAATGTTGTCGTTGTTGTCTTGTACAAAAACAACCAAACGATTTTTTCCAAGCAACTCTAATTGCTTTCTGCGTGGAGCAGACAATTTGAAGAATGTTGCAGTTACCGTTTGAGTGTAAAAAATTGTTCCGTTCTCAACACTTGATGCTACTTCTTCTGTGAAGCTACCAGTGTGTTTTGGGCAAATGTATTTATAGATTGTTTTTGTAGGCAAAGCATCGATTTCCTCGGTGCTCGCATCAGCAGTTACACCAGTCAAAAAATCTTCGTGTTGCTGCAAGTAGATTGCTTTGATTCCACCGATTGTATCTTTACAATCAAGGTTGAATCCTGCTGTTAATTCACAAGCCATATTATTATATTTTTATTATTAGTTAAAATAAAGGGAAGGCAGACTTAACCACCTTCCCAATTACTTGTGTTTATTGATTAGGTGTTAGAACCGAAAACTACGTCTTGATACACACCAACTTGAACTCCAGTGCGGAATCTCATAGCCATACGTACGTTATCAGAAGCATCAGTCATCGACATATCAACAACTTTAACTTCAGCGTAATCAGAGTTAGCGTCAACACCTACAAATAAGTTAGAAGGTTGAGCAGCAATTACAGTACCTGCGCTGATACCTGGGCAAACGTATATATCGTATCCGTTGAATTGCAAGTTGAAATCAGAAGCAGCAGAGAACATTTGCAAGTAACCTTGAGCAGCAACCGCTTGACGATAGAATTGTGCAGTAGCACGATTCATATACAACTTTGTATCGGGTGAACCAATCAAAGCTGGAGGAAGTGCGGCAATAACTGCATTCAAGTTAGCAATTACAGTGCTTACTGACATTGTACCACCTGGAGAAGTCCAAGTAAAGTTAGCATAAGTTCCCGCGTTTGCATTGATCAATTTTTCAAATCCATCAAAAGAACGGTAAGTGTTACCAACCGCAGTGTTACCTTGCCAAATAGTGTACTCAATTGTTTCAGCAACTTTACCCGCAGCATATCCTATTAAGAAATCAGCGAAGTTAGTTGGAACAACATCATTGATGAATCCACGACCTGTTTGAGCAGCTTCCCAGTCACGAGCAAATTCAGACTTGCACAACTCCAAGTTAACTTTCAAGTCAGATACAGTCAAAACTGACTCATCTAAATTCAAAGAACCTGCTTGTGTAAAATCACAAGCAGTACCATCTTGAACCAATGAAGCAGCATTAGACAATCTTTTTAAAACTGCCTTGTATTTAACTCCTTCTTTTAGGGTTACATAGTTTTTAGCAAGAGTGTCTCCAGACAACATTGCTGCGTTGATGTAAGGCAACGCCAATTCACCTGCGTAGGTTGAACTGTTAATGGTTAAGCTATCAGCCATTTTTTCTTTTTTTTATTTTATTATTTGTATTTGTTTATGATTGAAAAGATTCTGTTTTTAGAATCCATTTTAGCCAAATTGATTGGCTCTGATTTTGCAACTGGAGTAGATTTCTTAACGCTCTCAACTGCAGGTTGCTTTGACATCTTTTCGATTGTAGATGAAAGAGTTTCTTTCTCTGCATTCAAGGCAGCAATCTTCGCTTCAAAAGCTTCAACCAATGAATTGATTGTAGACTCGAATTCTTCTTTGCTCACACCTTCGAAGGCAGCTTGTTTTTCCTCCTCGATTTCGATTTCAACCTTTGGTTCTTCTTCTTGTGGTTCTTTGATCTCGGTGATAACACCACCTGCAACTACGATGATTTTACCTTCAGCAGTTGTGTGTTCTCCATCGGGTGCAGGAACTGGATTGCCGTCACCATCTTTGATGAATAACTCACTACCTACTTTGAATTCAGCATCGGGAGAGTATACCTCCGTGCCATCAGCCAAAACGGCCATTGCCATTTGAGCCTCTTTTGTGATTTCCCCTTCTGCGGAAAGTTGAATACCAAAGGCCTTCAATCTATCTGCGTATTTGGAAACGATTTCGCTTACTTTGTTCATATCTATGTTTTACTTTTTCTAACCATAAGTAGCAAAACACCTATTTTTGTTCCGTTGTAATGTGTTTTTTTAGTTTGTTTAGTTGTTTCGGTTTCACAAGAAAGGCCCTCCAAACGTGGAGGGCTTTTTTGTCGGGTAAATAAAACACCTGCACAAGGTGTAATCGTTACAACCCACTCAATTCATTTTCGAGTTCCTTCATTATTTTCTCAATCTCTTGTTGTGTCATATACTCATCGCTGATTTCAGTAAAGAATCCCTCTAATGAAAACCCTTTTACATCACCTTGTTTGATTGATTGCCACACGTCATCGTTATCAATCTTCATCCCAATGCACCACGTACCTTCAGGGAAAGAAAACCCAAAGTTTTGACTCTTGTCGTGCTGACCTTCCACTATCCAAGACTCCACAACCGTACAACCAACAACTGGAATCTGATGCTCTAAATTGGAGTTGTGATGCATATTCCTTTTGAGATATTCTTGCGCTATTTTATTGATTGTCTCTTTGGAATACTTGCAATAATATTCTCTATTCATTGTATCCACACGATAGATCAATTGCTCCGGTATCATTACCGCACCATAGACCATCTTGCGCTCACCTTCTTCGATGGCTGCTTGTTGCACCTTGCGTGTTTTTGATAGTGCCACAAAGTCCACTTCAATTGCAGGATTTTCGACAAGGCTCATTGCGTGAACACCTAAATAACCGCTATCGTCAATCGTATATTCGATGACTTTGATTTCTTCTTCTTTCATATTTACTTAATTAATTTTGATTGGTCTAATATCTTTTGTTGTGCATCTTGTGCGCTCGTTACGTTAGTAGCTAAAACGTAAGATTGTATCGGTTGTGCTTTCGTTTGTTGGTTGTTTAAAAAGGAAAGGTCAATTGCAGGAGCAGACGTTGAACCTCCACCACCTGCTGACATACTACCACCACCTCCACCTGATGGAGATGTAGAACCACCACCATCATCAAATTTTGTTTTAGCAATTTTAGCAACATTTGCTAATCCCATTGTAAGTGCAATTCCTGCTTCAACAAATTGCGCTCCAGTCGCTAATTTAATTGGATTACCTCCTGCAGTTAATGCAGCGTTCACGGCCATATAAGTATTAACTGATGCTTGTGCTATACCTAATGCCTTATTTATTTTAAACCTTCTTTTTGCACCTTCCTTATCATTCTTACCAATTGCATCTGCTATAGACATTAATGCACCAACTGCATCAGATGCCATTTGCAATCTTTTTTCTTGAAGTTGTCTTTCAGCATCTTCAGTCTCTTTAGCATTCTTTTTCTTTGCTTCTTTTATTTGGTCATCAAGTGCAATTTCTTGTAGTGCGAATTCTTGTTGTTTTTGATTATATGCAATTTGTGCTTCTAATCTTGCTTGTGTACCTTCAGCGTGGGTGTTAATTTGCTCTTGTAATCGTGCCAATTCAAGTTTGCGTTCTTCACCCAATACATATTTTAATGCATTTAATCGAAGATAATCGCTCTTTATTCTTTCTGCATAAAATCTTTGTGAATCAATTGATAGTTGATTTGTAGCTTCTGCTTCAGTTTTAAGCAAATCATTTTTTTCTTTGCTCAATGCAAGGTCATTCATTTGTTGTTCTGACCTTAACCCTGCGATTTTAGCACGTACACCATCAGCATTTGCAAGTGCTTGTGTTAATGCTACCTGATTATCAATAGTGTTATTATGCTGAAGCATTGCTTGTGCTGCTGCAACTTGTGCATTAGCCGCACCCAACTCTGCTTTTTCCTGCTTATCTAAAACATCAGCTAATTCATTATTAGCTTTAATCCTATCATCAATTGATTTACGCTCATCATCTCTTGCTTGTCGTAATAATTCAGCAGACCTATCATATTGCTCTGCCAATCTCGCTTGTTCTGCTGCTGCTAATTTTGCATTATTTTGAAGGTTGACTAATTCAACATTAGCCTCAACAGTTTTCTTTACATAACTGCCAATTGCATCTGCAGCATCTACAACTGCTTCAGTTACTTTATCAACTGTATCATCAACTCCAGTCAATACATCAACCGCTTCTTTTCCTGCTTCTTGTGCTGCATTCCAAGCCTCTGACCATTCTCCTGCAAATAAATGTTTAATTGCTTTTCCAACATGGCCGAACATTTCTAACCACGATTCAAAACGTTCAATGATGTTTGCTTGAATAGCATCCCCCATTTCTTTTAACGAACCTATGGGATCTTCAAAAATTGCTTTGAAATAATCAACTACTACTCCTGCATTATCAATAATAAAATTGAATGCATCTCTGACCACATCAGATAACACACCCATTGACACCGCAAAGAAATCAACTATTTTTTGATTTCCTGCTAATGCATCTTTTACTACATTTATTGCACCTGCAACCAGTCCAATAATACCCAATGACTTACCAATATTGGTAGCCATATCTTTGAAAGATTTAGATGCTTTCTCCCCACTTTCTTTTGCTTTCTTTCCTACATCAGTAGTTTTCTTTGCAAGATTGTCTATTGCTTTTGATGAATTCTTATCATCAATTTCAAATTCTACTACTACCTTATTATTAGCCATTGAAAATCATTTTAATTAATTCATAAGTTCCCCAAATTAAAGTAGCAACTATTGCCAAATTGATACAACCAGTTACCACTTTTGGTAAATTATTTTGGTAGTTTTTAGCATCTGACTTAATGCCCATCTTTTGCATATCGCAAATGTTCTTGAACGTCTGTTGTGGATTATTCATAATGGTATTGTGTGTAAATTATTTGGGCAGCAATATTGATATCAGTCAATGGATAAGATGAATTCTTTAAATACACCAATGGTGCAAATGTTGAACCTACCAAATCCAAGTCTAATTCAACATCACCAGTTGTGCTATGTACGTTGGAATCAACTTGCGTTATATTTTTAATAGTCAACCCACCGCTTTCCGCTAAATGCACATTGAATTCAGATGTGATATTAACATCAATTCCAGTAATGGCATCAGCGTGAGCAGCTACAATCATAATTTTGATGTACCATAGTGACTCTTCGGGTACTGTTATATAAAGATTTCTATCATTTGTGAGTGTAATTGGTGTTGTTGCATTTGTCCAATCACCACTACCACGCACTTGAATGATTCCACTTTGATATTGCCCTGCATATGCACCTGCGCCACCAAAGGTCGCACCATCATTCAATACTTTTGCATAAGAGCCACCAACCAAACTATCTTTAACTCCAAATGTCACAACATTGTTTTGACCATAAACCATTGTATCTAAAACATTACGATCAATAGTATTGTTGGGTGTTGAAATCAAAGTTGTATTCTCCGACTTTACAATTGGTTCACGAGTTAATATTTCAGACTTATTTGATTCCTGCAATGATTTTGTTTTACCATCTGGAATCTTTGCGTAGCATTGTGGATCAATCCAAATATAACCAAACCTATCACAACAAGCTTGGGTTGATGTTATTTTGTTTCCTTCTGAATCAAGAAAATTTATGTAACCTGATGTATCAATAACAGAATCGGGAACACCTAAACAATCAGGAGTTGCGCTAACCATCTTAATGAGTTTTATCTTCACGCTATCTTGCATCCCTACCACGTAATCGTTGATTTCTAAAATGCGATAATATGCATCTTTGATAAATATTTTATCATTGAATTTGAATTGGTAAATGTCTGCAAAATCCAACGCAAAGAAAGCTTCAATGATTCTTGCATCAGGTGCGTAAATATCAGCTATGTAATCATTCCAATAACGCTGATACAACGTCTTATATGGTGTGCTTGTTAGATATTGCAAAGGGACTTCCTGCCCAAAGTTCAAATCTTCATCAGCAATAGTTACTGTATTGCTTGTGTAATGTCCAAATAGATAAAAAAATCTTGATACATACGTTTCGGTATCATTGTCATACATATCAATTTTAATTTGATCTGCAGTTTTGTACAAAATACGTGGGCCTGGATTAACGTAGCCACCTGCATCATTGATGAATTTTGGTATAGCTGATGTTGTGCTATTAATTAATGCACACGGAGTGGGAAAGAAAAACGATTCAACCTTGTAATCATTAGTAGCAAAGTCATTTTCAGCATCAACCAATTCAAGCCTACCATAAACACGATTACCTTGTGAGTTGTAAATGTTGTTCAGATAGTCATTTGATTGTTTATATGTCCAAATATTTTTAGCTGCTTGATAATCGGCAGTTGATGTGAGTGTGATGTCTTTTGAGATGTCTATCTTATTGCTCCAATCTTTTGTAACCCCTTGCGATAGATATTCCATTATTGGTTTTAAGGTCAACAATTTTGGGTTAACGTCATCGGGAATAACCACCAAATTGAACATCTTAAATAGTGAACTCATAAACTCACTACATTTCATTGTTGGCGCATTTACTGACCAATCAATTGGGTTGCCATATACCTTTGATGCCGATACACATTCCATATTTGAATTTTGATTATATGGCTCAAGATCTGTATCTGATACATCTTTAAATCTGAAAACTCCAGATGGTAAAGTTGGCATAAAATCATTCCATAGAACCACTTCAATAGTTGTTCCTGCTTCCAATAAAACTTCAGATGTTAAAGTTTCTCCCAATGTGCAATAAGGACTATTTTGGCCAATAGCACCAAAATAACACACATTAGTTAATGAAAAAGGTGTGATAAATTTGTCACCATTGGGATTCGTTCTTAAAAGACCTACAATTGTGTAGTTAGATGTAATTGCTGTTGCATATTGTTCAATTTGAATAATTGCATTTATTATGTAATTGCCATCAAAAGGAACAGTATAAATATTTCCTGCGCTAATATTACCACCTGGATCATTGATGATATTCATTGATGGTATTGACGATGCGTATATGGTTGTTCCATTAGCCAATGTTATTGGTGCAAAAGTTGAATCATCAAAACCAATGTTATCTATACCACTATCAACTTTAAAAACAGCAGTATCATTATTGCCGCCAACCATCGTCATAAAGTTATTTTCAGATGTAAATGGTATGTACATCTTATCGAGTTGCAGTGTTAAAGTTTGACTTTCATTTTCATTTAATTCAAATCCGCTCAATGCAAAGATTTTATCAAAGATGTATCTTGCCCAAACGAATGGAGTTAACTCGTGTACTTTAATTGCTTTTTGATACAACGCTTCAGCACTATCGAATGGGTTTAAATAAATAGACCTTCCATTATTTGAATATGTGTTACCAACCCAAGTATTGCCCCTATCAGTTAACCCAAATTTAACTACGTCATCAAATTCAATAGCATCTATTGTGCTAAATGTAACGTCAAGTGGATAGTCATTTTGAAGTTCAGATGCTATGTAATTTTTGAAGTCAGCATCTCCAATGGTTTTGAAGAAATTCACCGTGTTACCAAAGAACACTATCTCCAAATCAGACACCTCACCATTGCTTGTGTATGCTGCTTTAAATTGCACATAGCCTTCTATAATTGGTATAGTGTCAACCGTAATGGATGCGTTGATTTTACGCTTGGGATTGAAGCCACTAAACTGAAATGTGTTCTCTTGAATAAACCCAAATATACTTGCATTCGTTTGGGTAAATGGAATTCGAAATGTCCTCGAATAATTGCCACGTGGCGCAAGGTCTTTAATGTCATTGAATGACCAATTCAAAGAGATATTTTCATTCTCGTAAAGGTCAACAAGTACGGGTACTTGATTATCCTGCGTGTATAATATTAATGCTGTTTCCATATTTTAGCAACCGCTACCCGAGTAGACATTTATAGTTATTGTGCCGTTATATCCTGGGAATGTTAATCCTTGTTTTGCCATTATAGCATAAACACCTACACCAGTTGTCAAGTTGTAAGGATTCCAAACAAGATTAGCGAATTGCATTGTAGTCACGCTGCCATCTATCAACCAATCCCATCCATTGAATCCAGGTGCAGTTGCATACCTACCAAAGGAGAAGCTTATCAACCCTGTCATTGGTGCGCTAAATGTTACCTCAACTCTATACGTTTGTCCCGTTATCAAACCATCAGGGTCATCAACCAAATGGTTAAGATTGTAGAATTTAGCATAGTATTTAGCACCTGCATTTATACCCCAATTGGTTCCTTGAAACACAACTGGAAACGCACCTGGAGTGGGTGAAATATCGGTTAACTTACTTACCGCAACTGCATCAACTGTTGGTACTAACGTGCAAGGATCAGGGTTAGGTAATGGGAATTCAGATAAAGGAACGTTTATAGTGTCGTATTCATTTGCCAATTGTAGACGCAATGTCTGATTGTACTTTTTAAAATTGCGCTCACGCTTCATCAAATAGTTAGTGTCCTCTACCACAACTGGCAAGATGTTGTATCCATCTACGTTGTCATCCACCATCCACACTGATTTTGAATAGAATAAATCCTTCATCCATTTGAATTCAGATTCCGTTATCCAATCACTTGTTAAGTTAATAAATGTCTTAACTATTGGCTCACGCTCATTGATTGACCTTGAATAGTTTTTGGTATCAAATGGTGTTTCAACATTGGCCGTGTTATAGTTGCCTAAATAAGTCTTGTACCTTTTCTTTTCAACGTCAATTGAACGCTCATTCTTTTTGATAAAAGAGTAACTATCCCAACCACCCATCTGATTAAGCCAATAAACGTGAACTGGATTGTACTTACAATCTTCATCAACATAAAATCCATATTTGGCAGTTATTTCAGTTCCTTCATCGTCAATTCCAACAACAGTCCAAAATACAGTATCATCAGCTTGTGCTTGTGTGATGAATTCACCACCTATTAAGTTTTTTAAACCTACTGGAATATGAATTAACCCACCTTCCAAAAATTCCATTTCAATATCAAATGTCAAAAAATCATCATAGGTATTATCATATAATGTATATCTAAAATTAGTAATTGTGGCATACGGATAATTTTGATTTATGTACGTGCCATCATCAGCAATCCAAGAAAGAATTTTATATGCGCTATCTTGCGTACCCAATACATTTGACCTTGAGATGCGTTGCCAATTGATTACCTCATTTTGAAGGGATGCAGGAATATTGATTCGAGTGGCAACCGTTTCAGCATTGAATCCAATAGTGTTATCGTAGCATTGAGAAAGTGCAATGGGTTTGGTATCATTTGTACCCATTACCAAGTAATTGCTCTTGCCCTTTCCGTACACGCACATTAAATTATATGCAACTAAAACAGATGGGTCTTCAGTAAACACACCCGCCACATCATAGCCTTCGTACAATTCAATGGTGAAGTTGTTTACTAAATTATCATTGATTACAAATGCATCAGTAATCTGAATTATCACATCGTCACTATCGGGCAATGTCACATCAGTTCTGACAAGTTGGTTGAAGATTGTCTTTGCATTGAATACACCACTACCCACCGCATTAGGTGCTATATAAAATTTATATGACTCATTTGTAGTCATATCAGTTATCTCAACTATGTATTTGAAACCTGGATTAGCAAATTGATCTGATGTCATTGTAAATGAAACATCATTGTTGCTAAAACACATTCCAGTAAATGCGTCAATTCCTTGCGCTGAAAGTCCTTTAACCGCTGTATTAAATGCCATATCTTATACCTTTATTGTTCCTGCTAAATTTTCTTCGATTGCTATTGTGATTTCGCTTTTCAAAACCTCAATGAATTTGTCATTAAAATCAACCAACGTTTCATTGACTGCATCCCGATAGTAAAATAGGGGTTTGATTCCCCTTCTACCAATTGACATACTGATATTGTATGCAATTGCCTCCATTGCGTTTTCTCTCGCCTTTGGTGTTTTGAACTTTTTAAATGAGCCATTCTCATTGCGTGGTGAAATCTTTTTAATTTTCATCCATTGCAAGATTGCATCCGTTGGAGGTCTGCGACCTGGCTTCCTTCCTTCCTCTACATAGTAGGCATAATCCGCTGCTTTGCCCTTCGCAAAAAAATCAATCCTCTTATATCTATTGTCGTATCGAAATGCTAACGACTTGCGTAACGTGTCGGATGCAACTGCTCTCCTTTTCTTTCCATTCACCGTGCGATATACGCCAAGATTTAGCATTGCCTTTTCGACAACCTCTTGACCAAACTCATTCATTAATTGTGTGAGTGGATTAGATGCCATTGATGAATTTTAAAAATGCCGTATTACTATCTGCTATAAGTAGGTCAACAAAGACTTCAACTCCTTTAACCTCCAATGCATTTCTGAAATCAATGTAGTCATCTGACATATCCCATCCAAAAAAGATATTGTGATTTAATACCTCCAATATTTGAACGTCACCTTGAGTTGTTATTGTGTATCTCATATTTCCAAAACTATTGAAACGCCAATGATAGCACCGCTTCCAGTACTCGCGTTGTTTGTTATTTTAATTCCAATAAAATCACCCGCCACAACGGAAAGAGTTGATGTCGTATTTGAAAATACACCACTCAATGATCCTGCTGCAACTGTTATTACAAATGCTGAATCAACCCCACTTTTTCTGATAGTGTACACCAAACTGCCAGTTGCGGGTTGGTTACCATTATTAACGTAAAAGTTCTTCAAAGTCCCTGCAATAGGCATCAAATTTCTTCTTTGGAATTCAGATACAAATGCTACTGGAGCGCCGATAAAAAAACAACCATAAGTTGTCGCTCCTGCTGCTACTGTCGTACCCAATAAATTACCACTCAAGATGGATTGCGCTACTGATAATTTAGAATTCAATTGCGTTTGAATAGCTGAAGTCACACCACTTACATAACCAAGTTCAGTATCAGTTACTGAAGATATAGCTATCTTTCCACTTGCATTTGAAATTAAGGCTCTTGATGCAGTTAAGTTACTTGATGTGATTGTTGTTGCAGCTCCAGTTATTGTATCTTGTTTAGTTGATAGCACATTGCTATTTTCCCAAAGAGAATTTGATGAGTTGTATTTTAAGATGTCATCATTTGCAACTGATGTGATTTTGACATTGTGCAACTCTTGCAATTCATAACCATTTTGAACTCTCACATACATACGACCAGCTGCTCCTGCGCTTGCCGTTGTGCAAAATCCAAGATACACCAAATGATTAGGAGCAGTTGGTTTGACATTTGTAATTGTTCCTGCCGTTGCTCCTAAATAGATAGCATCTCCATCTGCAAAAGTTGAAGTAGGTAATGTGCTTAATCCATCAAGTAACCCATTGACGATTATTAACCCCTTTTGGTTAGCAGCTATTGAAGCTGACACTACCAATCCAACGGTTTGAGCAGATGTCGCATCTGTTGAGTTAGATGCAAGCTTCACAGTCAATCGGTCACCTTGTCCACCAAATGCGTAGACTGGTTGTCCTCTTGTAATTGTAACGGAATCAGCATTGGTCACGTATGCAAGCAATGTGTTGGGTGCAGTTCCAATTACTTGAAACCCATTCATTGTGCTATTATAGATGCAAAACATTTCCGCACCATCAATGATGTCACCACCTATCAATAAGCCGTTATTGTTTCTATACAAATCTTTTGCACCAAGTGAATTGATGTTCAAAGTCGCACCCGTTGTATTGCCAATGGAGAATCGAATCAAATAGGCATCACCATCGTTATAGGCAGTCACACCGCCTATTGTTGTCGTGTAAGTATCAGTGCCTGAAGTTGTCCCCTTTGGAATACCAGTACCACCTCCAGGTACTGGCTTCCAAGTGTTATCAGCTGCCAAATAATCGGTTGTCGCTGATGGGTTATTGGTTGTCCATTGTAACTTCTTCATTACTCTCCGATATAAGGAATCTCACAAGCGTTCCACTCATAATCAACAGTTATATCAATTGACAATTGAACTCCAGTTAAGACGTGCGAGAACTCCTCAATGAATGGTTGTGCGCTTATTGGCTTACCCAATACAACTGACTCATCGAAGATTGTTCCATTCTCCAACATAGCAACGAAATCTCCTGCCAACTGGATGCATTCGCTCATTGATTGACGTTGGTATTCAGTCTTTTGTTCCTTATCACGTGGTATGTCGGAAAAATAGACATCCCACGAATAGGTCAATGATCCTGCATCAAATGAAAATGAAGTAGGGGTAACGTGCATCCAAGGCCATTCACCTTCCTTTTCCAAATCTGCTTGAGATATTTGGCCGTGTGTGAACCTACGTATCAATGCGTGAGTATTGGCGAAGTCTTGAAACTTGCCAATAACTACGTTGTATGTGTAAAGAGATGAATCGCTCATATAGTTAAGTAGCTTTAATGCTTGGTTTTAGATAGTAATTGCTTTTGAAAGTTAAAATAATCTATCCGGTAAGATAGATGCGCGAAGATGGTTGAAGCTTGTGTATTGGTGATGGCTTCAAATTTCGTTACATCCCTATCAGCTAACTCTTCGATAACGTGAAACCATCCGTATTTTGATGAGAGTTCATTTGTTGCAACTCCTGCTCCATCATCGTCATCGCCTCCTTCAAGTTCGTCATCACTTGTGAATCCAAAAACTGAAGCGAAGTGTTCACCAATTCTTTTTCGATAGTCGAAAAAAAAACCAATGCACCATTTGCAATTGCCAAAGGCATCTCATTGAACTCATCAGCGTTCTTCAGATGCGATGCGTTGTATGGCTCAATGGTATATTTATTTCCCAATTGATTTGAGATAGGCCTATAAAGAATCGCAAGTATCTTATTAAGATTCTTTGGAAAATCTTTGCAGTTGGAATCCAGGTCAAGCCACTCACCAAATGAGATAGCGTTGATGTCGGGTACAAATCCATAATCCTTCCAACGATTTTGTTTATTCGCTTGTGGATCATCAATAACTGACTTAAATGCATTAATTGCATTTTGCAATTGATCAGGTGCAAGTTGACGAACGAAGTCTTTTGACTGTCCGAGAATTGCGGACACTTGACCTACCTCATTCCCCTCATTTAAAACGAAATCAACGTATTGCTTTACAGTAATGGTTGAATAGTCAAGTGATACTTTTATCTTATTCATTGTCGGGAATTTTCTTTTCGAGTTCGGTAATCCATTCGGTGAATAGTTCGGTAATCTTTGCCTTTGCTAATCTCTTGCGCTGTTCCTTTTGTTGTAACCACATACCAAATAATACTGCGATTGTGAACGTTGATTGGGTTGCAGGGTTGACTTCTTTTTGTTCCATTAATCTAATTTAATTTGATTCTCATTTATGATTTCGTAAAAGCGTGTACGGAATTTTGCCACACCTTCAAGTTCTTCAGATGAAAGATTTTGAGAGTTGTACTTTACCCAACTGCGCAGCTCCTGCTCCAACTCCCAAAACGTAACCCATAGTTTTCTTGATTGTTGGAACATTTGAAGTTCCTCATTGTCTTCCTCTGTGAATTCGTATATGACCTTCATAGCTTATCACTAATTATTATTTGTACTGGAGCATCAGCGTCACCTACAATCGTATTGCGTGCTTGTTTAGGTTTGAAGTATTCCAAAGTCTTGAGGTAAAGTTCTGAAGCTATCATCTTGTCCTCATCATTTCGAGAGTTCCACAACTTGTCCATAAAGTTATTAAACTGTTCAGCTTGATGACCAGTTATTGATTCGCCCAATGCCTCCCATTGCAAAGTCTTTTGACCTTTAGCACCTTGAGGTTTACCGTTTGGGTTGCCCGATTTTCCTTTTTCAAATGGCATATGCGATTGAATTTTGTTGATACTTACAATTCTAATTTACTTTTGAAGTGATTTATTAACTGCTCCATCTTGTGGTCATAGTATCTGGTAAAGGTAAGGAAGCCTTCCTTATCCGCTTCCCAAAGCTTATAGAGAATATTTCTCAACCTTTGACCATTACTCTTTCTCTCTATCTCAAAGTCCGCTTTTAAGTCATTTAAGATGTCCCTTTCATTAGTAGCGAATTCCTCCTCTTTTATCGCACAATAGACGAATGAATTTTGAAGGCTGAATAGTTGACCTGCAGTAGCTGGAGTTAATTCATTAGTGCCAATCACAATAGCTGTAGTTTTGTCCTTGCGACTTTTGATTGATTCGATTTGAGCAGGTAGAATTATCATATTTCAAATTTACTAAATTATTTAAGATAAGACTTAATTATTAATAGTTATATATATAAATAAAGTAATAATTATAACTCAAAAGAAAAGAAAGAAAAAGAAAAAAAGGTAAAAAAGAAAAAGAAAGAAAAGAAAAAGCCCCCCCAATAAAAACAAACAATTTCGCGAATAGCGAATTTACCTGAACCAAGCGTTGATGTATCGCAAGTTTGCCTTTTGCATCTCCCTTTGGCAATGGAGAGTAATTTGTATTTATTCATAAAAAAAACTTCCCCAATGATTTAAACGTGTTCAGCGCATTAAATCAAAGGGGAAAATCACAATGCAGACTGAACACTACAAAGATAGTAATTCAGTTAAATGGTTGCCTATAAAGTTAATCTTTAGTTTTGAACAATTCCACTATTGTCATTGCAAGTACAACTGGCCAACAAAAAGCGGTGAATAGCATACCCAAAATGTTTTCAACTGAAAAACGTAGGGTTCGCCGTAGGATCATCACGGCCATCAGTCCAATAAGTAATAATGCGGTCAGTAAATAACACGTAAAACAAAAATGAAGCAGGCTCATCATAACTCTGATTTTCTTGATTTTCTTCCACGTTTTTTCTTTTGTGGGGGTTGTTCTTCAGTAAGTAGCACCTCTTCCCTTTTTAGTTGGTTATTAAGGTCGCTAATGATTTTATTGACGCAAGGCACACAACTGCTCACCTTTGTGTTAGTACCTTTCATAATACTGTCCAATTGCGCTAATAGCTTTCGATTGCCATCACTTAATTGATTGGTGCGCTTTACCTCCTCAACAAGTGCCTTCGCTTGTTCTACAAGTTCAGCATCAACTACCTTGGGCCACTTACCGGCAGGACAATCGGCAAAACTCATCTTTGTTTTAAGGTCTAAAAAACACCCACAAGGTTTGAAGGTCACTCCATCCAAGGTGACTGGTTGTGCGAATGGGTTTAACTTGTTCAATGGCATCCCACACGTGCGAGTTGTGGAATTGTATACCGGACACTCAATGCATATGTGCATCCGTTCATTGGCCATTTGGATAATCTTATTGATCATATGACTATTGCTTTTCGAATTTCGTTTTTAGCGTACTTAACAAAGTTATAGAGTGCCTTCTTTGGGATTCCAGTTTCATCACTCAATGTCTGATAACTGAAATCGTTTAAGGCATATAGATAAAATACCTCACGTTCCAACATCGGCAAACGTGAAATCAATATGTCTAACTGCTCATTGGTGATACGGTCACCTAACCACACCTCCACACTTTCAAAATCTCGGAGTTGTGATTCAGTTGGTTCATCCGACATTTGGTTGAACTTTCTGATTGTGTTGTGATAATGACTGCGATTAGACCAATGTGCTATCTTGAGCGCGTGGTTTATGTAGTGTTCTGAATTCTTGATGGTTGATTTGTTCTCAAAGATGCACAGTAACGTATCGTGAAGCAAGTCATCTGCCTCATAGACATTGCCACCACAAAGGTTGATTGCTAACCTTCTATGCTGCTCATATTGTGCCTTGGAAATATTCATCAATTACTTTAATGGCCTCATCAAAACCTTTTACATAAGTAGCATAATAACCCCTTTTGTTCAGTTCTTTGATCCATTCCTTCTGTTCCTTACTAACAACTCCTTTCTCCGTCTTGACTTCAATAAAGAGGCCAAAATATTTGCCATTGGGTTCGCATATTTGAAGGTCGGGAAATCCTTTCACGTATCCAGTTGCCTTCATCTTAATCGCTTGTTTCATACTCGTGAACATTCCCCCTGCTGAAGCGCAATAAAGTGCGTTTGGATACATTATTTTGATGTGCTGAACGATTAAGAATTGAACTCCTGCCTCTCCAGCGAATGGTTTTTTCGCACGTGGCTTCATCGAATGTAGTATTTTACCTTTCACGCATCTAATTTAAGACGCATTTTTGACATTCGTATAAAAAAAATTGCTATCTGAAACCCTTGAAAACATTGGAAAACTAAAAATATTTTAATTTTTTTCTTGACAAATCAAAATTTATTTATATCTTTGCTTCATCAAACAAACAAAAAAAACAATTATGTATCAAGTACACATCAAAGAAGGCATTAATGCCGAAGTTCGTAACTACGAATCACTTTCACAAGCTAACCGCTACGTTATGGAAAAATCTTGTGAGTTGAATTTATGCGTCACTGGTTATGACGCTGATGGTTGGGCATTCGCTCACGATGGCGAAGAAAGACCATCAACTGAAATCTTTATCTTTCAAGTAATATGAAGATGGAAAAGAAATGGATCATAACCTGCTCACCTGATGAGTTGACAATGATAACTTGCGCAGTTAAGTATTGGAACGAACGTCAACAAAATTCATCATTCAGCATTGAGCAACGCAAAGAAGTAGAAGATACAATCAATAAAGCACAATACAAATGGGAACTATAAACCTAACCTACCCACGCAAGTTCATCTGCGTGCAGTCATCCAGTTATCCAAAGGAGCAACTTGATTTCAACGCAATCGCTCAACACATTGCAGATAGTTGTCCTCGCAAACCATTTGAAAGGATGGAGGCTCTCTTAACTGAAAAGACCTACAAACGATGAGTCAGTTTTACGATGAGTTTGCGAATGATGCAGAACGTGAACAAAAACAATGTTTGTATAAATATTGGAAGGAGTTTGAAACTGGTAAGCCTCTATCCTATCGTGAACGCAAAAGAGAGGAATATGAATTGAGTCAAGGTAGGCTCATCACAGTTGCTTACAAAGGAGTAATGATGCACATTGACTTTGAAACAGATTTAGAAAAAGAATATCAATCAATAATTAATAAACAAAACAAGATGAAAACATCAAAAATCAAGTCCATCCAAAACGATGGCACGTGGAAAGACCTCTACAAATTTGAGGTACAAATGGAAAATGGTGATGTCGGTGGCGCATTTGCCAAGACACAAGTACCAACCTGGAAGGTAGGTGATGAGAAATCCTATGAGTACGAACAAAAGGGGAAGTTTTGGAACATCAAATTTTTAGCCGATGCTAAACCTGCGTGGAATGGTGGAGGTGCTGCTCCAAAATCTTATGGTAAAAGTCCTGAAGATAAAGCAGACATCGCAAGGGCAGTAGCATTGAAAGCAGCAGTTGATCTACACAAAGGTGAAGGCGAACCAATGGAAAAGCAAATCGGAATCATTTGCGCAACTGCTCAAGCATTCGAAGTGTATCTTACAACTGGCGACAATCCGTACAAGGATGCCATTATGGATGCACAATTGTCAAACGCTGATGACCTCCCTTTTTAAGGGGGGTTGTCACCTTTGATGACCCGAAAGAATTATTTAACTATTTAAGAAAAGAAATATGCAACGTAAAAGAATGACAAAAGAAAGAATTAGCATTTTATGCAAAAATTTAAATGCTCAAAATTGTACAAACATTGTGGATTTTTTAAATGTACAGAAGATGTCTAAAACATATTATATAGCTTTAAAACAATCTGGTATTATTTGGAAAGAAGATGACTATTGGAGAGGAATGGAACGCATTCACGATGATAGATTTTTTAGATTTAAAAAATTACAATCAGAATATCATAAAGGCGTTACAAATAAAAAACAACCAACTTTATTCAGCAAAACAAAAGTCAAGGTTGAGCCAAAGAAAGTAGTTGCTATTGAACCAAAAAAGGTAGTATCTCGCAGAAAACCAACGCTTGGAATTATCCAACGCTTCAAAGTATTATTCACTGGAAAAATTTAATTTATGAAATTCAGAACACTAATCAAAACCCATTTCGCCAATACGCAAGAATTCGCAAGAGCAATGGAAGTGACTTGGCCTACTGGCCGTAAATACGAAAGCTATCCACTCACGATGTCAATTCATCACATTGATAAGCTTTCAAAGTTAATCAACGTTGATAAATGCGAACTAATCGAACTTGCAGTAGCTGAAAATGAAAATGAACACGAACCTTCAATTTACTGCAATGAATGATTTATTACTGAAGATAATTGACAATATGCGAGTCCAAAGCAAAAGTCAATTTGGGAACTTGCGTGAATTGATGGAGCAAATAACTCCCGAGATTATTGCGGAACTTGATGAAGTAATGGACAAATTCGATAATCAAAAGACTCTCAATGATATTCTTTACCAATGTTGTGAGGAAGTCTTTGGAGTATCACCTGAAGATATCCACGAAAAATCTCGCAAAAGAAACATAGTTGATGCACGTGGGATGTTTATTACCTTCCTATTCTTGGCAGATGGAAATCTAACTTGGCAAAGAATCGCAGAACAATTCGACCAGGATCACGCCACCGCTATCCATTGCACTCGAAAATTTTGCGAATTGTACGGCACGGATGGAGAATACCAGTTCAATGCCAATCAATTTTTTGAGACATTGGAGAAATATGGTTATAATTGCAAACAAACTAAAAAACTATTAGAATATGGACAACCTTATTTTGCTCTCAAAGGTTCAATCCTTGGAAGAGAGGATAAAAAGACTCGAGGAATTACTCCCGAAAAAATTAGCCGTGTCTCATTTCATTGTGCCATCACTTGAGGAGGTCGCAGACCACTTCCTCGAAAAGATGCCACACGCTACATCTGAAGATGCGCTAAATTTCGCTGATGTATTTATTAGCCACTACACCAATACCGGATGGAAGTACGGCAAAAACAAAATGAAAGATTGGAAAGCAGCGATGAGGTCAGCTTGGGATCTAACTAAATTTGTAACTAAAAATCAACACAATGACACAATTGGTAGAATACAACGGTCAAGCTTACAACAATGGCTTGACGCATAATGAGAAGGCTTATTTGCAAGCGCAGGAACAAATCAATCTTGGTGACTGCACACTCTCAATATTTAAGCAGACTTTGTCCTATGGCATCGTGCTATATGGAATCAAAACACTTCCATCTGATGAGGAAACAAATCTTCTTTATGGTGTAATTCAAGGCCATTACAGATACGTTACAATTGGCGAGTTAGCACTTGCCTTCCAACTCAACGCAGTAGGTCAAGAATGGCCACGTGTGGAATGCTTTGGGTTGATGTCAGTTGGGTTTTTATCTGATGTATTGAAGCAATATAGCGAGTACAAAATGAAGATGAATTTAGCTATTGACAAAAAGAAACAAAAGCTATCCATTCCTGCCCCATCAGTTGATGAATCTACTCCAGTTAATTGGCTCAAGATGTTTACTGATGATATTCAATATTGGAAAGAGAATAAAAGGGATTACGTTCTGATGTTAGCACCAATGAAACTTCGCAAGTTGTATGAATTAGGTGCTTACACGGATGCGACCTGGAGTGATGACGAATGGAAAAGATGGCAATTTATGGCATACAAAAAGACACTTGACGCAAATCAAATGAGTGACTACAAATTCAAGCGACTTGATAAGCTTTCAAAGGATCGTATCAAAGAAGATTATCAAGCGGAATTATCAAGGCTTGTGTATGCAGATATAATGGACAGTCATATTTTGCAACAAAAGGCTAAAGAAAAACTATGAGGCACGGTAGTTTGTTCAGCGGAATTGGTGGCTTTGATTTAGCTGCTGAATGGATGGGATGGGAAAATATATTTCATTGCGAATGGATGCCATTTCCAAGACAAGTTTTACATTATCATTTTCCAAATTCAATTAGTTATGAAGATATCACAAAAACAGATTTCACTATTCACAGAGGAGCAATTGACATACTCACAGGTGGATTCCCCTGCCAACCATATTCATCAGCAGGAAAGCGACTTGGGAAAGAGGACGAGCGACACCTCTGGCCGCATATGCTCCGAGCAATTCAAGAGATTCAACCGACATACGTTGTGGGGGAGAATGTTCGTGGAATTACTAATTGGAATGGGGGATTGGTCTTCGAAGAAGTGTGCGCTGAATTGGAAAATGAAGGGTATGAAGTCATTCCGTTTATACTTCCAGCTTGTGCCGTTGGTGCGCCACACCGAAGAGACAGAGTTTGGTTTGTTGCCCACTCCTTGCGTAGCAGATATCGAAGGAAGTCCAAAAAGAATAGATCAAATCAGTTTGCAAAATGGGAGATTTATAAGAACATCGGACACAACAAATATTCAGTTTGGTGCAAAATTAAACGATGTTGCGAGATTACTTCCAACTCCGAGAGTGAAAGGACACGGAAACAGCCATCAACGAATTCGCGATGGAAAGATAGACGATTTAACAACGATGATGAAATTTGGAATGCTACCAACACCAAATTCATTCGATTGGAATACCGAGCAAGAACCAAGCAAGTATCAACAACGAAAGGAAATTCAAATGAAAAAAGGTGTGAATCTTCATTATCAATTAAGACAAATGGCGGTGCATTTAAACCCAACTGGGACAACTTCCCAACTCAATCCCCGATTTGTAGCGGAGATGATGGGCTTCCCACCAAACTGGACGGAATTACCTTTTCAAAGTGGAGGCAAGAATCAATCAAAGGATATGGAAATGCGATAGTTCCACAAGTTGCATATCAGATTTTTAACGTAATACAAATGATGGATGAAAATTGAATACAACGCAAAGCAATTGCAGGCACTTGATGCGCTCTCCAAAAATTGCGATATTCGTCAAGTCTTATATGGAGGAGCTGCATCAGGCGGTAAGTCATTCCTCGGATGCGATTGGCAAATAAAAAGGAGGTTAAAATACCCAGGTACCCGAGGCCTCATTGGCCGTGCTGAATTAAAGAAGTTGCGCCTATCAACGATGCAAACATTCTTTGAATTGTGCGCTCATCACAATCTTATCGCAGGTAAACACTACAATTACAACGGACAAGACCACGTAATAACTTGGTTCAATGGAAGTCAAACGATACTAATGGACTTGGCTGATACTCCATCGGATCCCGAGTTTCAAAGGTTCGGGTCAATTGAGTTAACTGATTACTTTGTAGACGAGGCAGGTGAAGTTTCTGAAAAATGCGTTAATATCTTGGCCTCACGTGTGAGATACAAGCTAATAAATGACAAACCCAAAGGACTGCTCACTTGCAATCCTCACAAAGGATGGTTATATCGTGAATTCTTTGATGCTAAACGTAGTGGGTTAATTCGTTCAGATAGGGAATTTATCCAAGCTTTACCAACTGACAATCCCCACGTATCTCCAGTGTATCTTGAATCTCTTTTATTACTGCCTGAAGTAGACCGCAAAAGACTTTTGGAAGGTGATTGGGATTATGATGAAACGAAAGATAGACTTTATGAATACGATGACTTGTTAAGATGTTTCCGCACACCTGCAAATTCATCAAGTGATAAATTCATAACTGCGGATATTGCACGTATGGGAGATGATAGAACTGTGATAGTTGTGTGGAATGGTCTACACGCTGAAACATTTGTGGTATTGAAACACAAACCAATTAACGAGGTAGTTGATACCATTAACCAGTTGGTGAAAAGTCACGGAATAAAGTTATCCAATGTACTATGCGATGAGGATGGCATTGGTGGTGGTGCAGTTGATTATCTTAAATGCAAAGGATTTCTTAATGGATCAAAAGCAGTGCGAGATAATTATATGAATCTCAAAAGTGATTGCTATTTCAAGCTTGGCGAATTGATTACCAACAACCTCATAACATTTGAATCAACGCATAAAGACACCATTGTCAAAGAACTGGAGATGATAAGACGTGAAAAGATGGATAGTGATGGGAAATTGAGAGTGACAAATAAAGAAGATTTGAAAAAGAGGCACGGCCTTTCTCCTGACTTTGCAGACGCAATAATGATGAGGGCATTCTACGAATTAAAAAAGAATTTCGGGAAATATGCATTCGCATAGAAATTTATTTATATTTGTAACCAACTAAAAAAACACAATATGGAACTAAACAAACTAATTGAAATGAAGGCTGAAAGTTATGCCTCATTTGGAAACGATGAGCAGATGAGCGGAGAGGCTTATTTCGCATTTGTCGCAGGTGCTAAATACGCACTTGAATTAATCAGTAAACAAATACAGGATGAGTTATGAGCATTACTGAAAAGTATAGCGTGAAACCAATTCAATCTTATGAATGTGCCGAGTGGCTTTTAAAGAAGCATTATTTGAAGCGTAAAACATCATTCACTTATTCTTTTGGTTTGTACTGCGATAGTTTATTAGTAGGTGTAATAACTTTTGGAAACGCAATACCATTGACAATGAAAAAATCTTTGTTTGGTGAAAAGTATATGGATTTGGTTTATGAGTTAAATCGACTTTGTACAAATGATAACATAGATAAGAACGCTAATTCATTTTTTATATCCCAATCCTTTAAAATGTTACCGAAACCAATTATTATTGTAAGTTATGCAGATAAATCAGTAGGTCATAATGGTTACATTTACCAAGCAACAAACTTTATGTTTACTGGTGAAAGTCACATACAATTGGATTGGAAATTGAAAGGTAAAGAACATATTCATTCAAGAACCTTAATGGATGAATTTGCTTTTGAAGAAAATAGGATTGAAAAGCTAAAAGAGAAATATGGTGATTTATTGTACCAAGTGCGTAGAGAACCTAAATACAGATACGTTATGATATTATCAGATAAGCGATTAAAAAAGGAAATTATGAAAGCAAAATTATTTGATATTAAACCATATCCAAAAGGAGAAAATAAAAGATATGATGCGAGTTATATTACAAGTATTCAAACAAAATTATTTTAATTATGAAAAATAAAATTACATACGATGACCACGAAAAACTTAAGGTGTTAAACCTATTGATGTGGTTACAAGCTTCGCTATATGCAGCTGATGAATGTGAAACTGTCAAATGGTTTTACAACCATCAAACCAAAATGCTGATGAAGCGACTCAATGAGTCTATTCAACGTGAACACGGTAAGACAATAACTGAACTTTGGAATGTAGATGGCGCAATACTACCGGATATTACTCGGCAGTTGGATGACTTTACTTATGAAATGGCAACCTATGGTTATTGGATGCTTCCCGAATTGACCAAATTAATTCAGAACGCTAAAGAAGAATCTGAAAAAGTGGAGGTGGTGAATGAGAAAGAAGTGCTTTAGTTGTAATCGAAAGTTTCCCTTGTTCTTTTTCTCCAAAGACAAGATGAAATACCAAAGGCCAAGTGACCACAAACGTGTCAAGTGTTGCAGAATTTGCAACTACTTAAAATGGAGTAAAGATGGCGAAGGTTGGTTCTTTGATTATTCAAAAGGCAAGTTTACCAAAGAAATATTTAATTCAAAATTTGACGTATTAAAAAGAGTAATAAGATGAATATAACACACGATTTCGACAACTGCCAAAGTGATGTCTACAAAGAAGTAATCACAGACCTCATCTCACGTGAAAAGATGGGCAGGGCAAAGTATGGCACAACTGTGGATAAGGCGAATTTATCAGAGCGCGAATGGATGCAACACGCATATGAGGAGGCTCTTGATTTTGCTATCTACTTAAAAAGAATGATGTCAAAAAAATGAGTATGCTATTTTTATTTCAAGATGAAATTCAACGATATCAATTTTTAGAAAAAGAAATTAATGATAAAGTTGATACACGAATACCAGTTGAAAAAACTGATTTAATTTATCATATGGAGTATCTTAAAAAAGATTTGGAATTGGATGCTGAATGTTTACAATTAACTCAAGATGAATTTATCCAACAACATATCAATCATAAAAATTTGAGGTATATTGGAAAAGAGATTGATAGGCAGGAGAGGGAAGAATATATGAGATTCAAATTTGAATTGTATAGCGTTCAACAAGATTACATTGATATGATTGATGAATTGGAAATATTTGATAAAAGAAGTGATAAAGCATATGATTACATCATCAAAAAATTTCCGAAAATAGACACTCGTAATTTATATGTTGACGGTATTGATGGATGTCTTTATCTTGGTGAACGATTAAAAAATGAAGATGAGCCAAGAATGTTAGGCGCATTAGCACCTGGAACAATGCTGATGAATGAGCAAGAATATTCGAATCTTATTCAATCAATTAAGGATGAAGTAGACCAATGAAATCACATTAGCACCCCCAATTAAAAGAGTGGCATTGCGCCACTTTTTTTTTGCTTTTAATTCCTCATTTAATTGCTCACTTAATTCCTCATTTTGCTGCTCTAATTGCTCAATATATCGGACATTAAACGCATTTAGTTGAGTTAATGTCTTGATTTCTGCACGTTGATTTTTATTCAGATCAATGTAGTAATCCAATGACCTCACACCCAACACAACTAACCTGCGTTCAATGGTTAAAGAATCCAGCTCCTTCCATCTCAATGAGTCTTTGTATAGCTTCTGTGTATGCGCTATCAATGGCAACGCTATCAAGCATATAAATAGTATCAATATCCTTTTCATATATCTTTTGTAATTTAATGCGTTCAATGGTTAGCGTGTCTATTGTCCGCAAATATGCGGTGATGGTATCTGAAGTGGTTACAATTTGTAACCGACTGGGTGCAGGTCTGCATAATAAAATACCAATAGCAATACCGATACTAATAGATGCGACCTTGATGAATACGATAGTTCTTAACGTGAAAATCTTTTCCATTCCCTCTTGTTATTATGGCAAATCCGTGGTTGTATTTTGAATAGGGGTTGTAATCTGGACTCAACTCGGAAAGGCAAGCGACACCCCAACACGTTATCACCTTTCCATTTACATCACGCTCCGTGTGTTCAGCAGTTTGGTGATGGTGACCACACATCGCATTCGCTTTTGTCTTTAAGAAAAGTCCACGTGCAACATTTACTGATGGCATAAATTGCTTACCAAATTCGTGGCCGTGAAAGATACTCAATG